CTGCTCTGACGGCATCGGAACCGGGCGGCGATCCTCGAAGTAGAAGTCCATGACCGTCAGAAGAACATCGGCGGCCATATGGAGCGCCTCGGCCTCGTCGTCGCCCTGGCTGATCGCTTCGGGGATGTCGCGGAAGGTGATGACGAATCCGCCTTCCTCGGCCGGCGTAAAAGTGGCTGGATATTTCATGTGCTTCCTTTCGTAGTTCGTGCTGCGGAGGTGTGGCAAGCAGAGCGGGAACCCCTTTCGGGGCTCCCTCCTTATTTCAGTTTCAGTCGCTTCAGAATCCCGTTCACCGTTCCTCGTTTCAGTTCCTTGCTTGGATGCCGGGGAATCGGGGCCTTTTCACCGTTGAGATGAGCAATCATGTGCTCCTTCCCTTCGGTGAAGGTGGCGCCTTGACGGGCTAACCACCTCACGAACTCACTCTGCTTCACCACACCTCCTTCTCTCGTTGACCATGAATCTATGGTAAACAAAAACGTTTACCAAGTCAAGAGAAAAGTAAGCATTATTGAGTACTCTTTTGGGCGCGCCATGTACATGACCATCGAAGCTGAGCGCGTCTGGCTGATGGTCCTCGTCCAGCTGGAGCAGGATCGAATCGTGCTGCGGTCGACGACATGAGCGGCCCCATCGACGCATACCGTGCTCAGGTCATCCACGCAGTCGTAGGCAGAAAGCCAGTCGCCGTGGAAGACATCGCGACTCTGGACCGCATCTGCCAGCGCCTGGTGGAAGCCGAAGAGGCGCACGAGATCCTGCGCGCGCTCGGCTACGGCAAGTCATGGAGCCGCCTGCCGGAACTCGCGCAGCTGGTCCCGCACTCGACCGCCATGCTGATTCGCCCGAAGAAGTAGCGCGCAAGGGCGCCGTCATGGACCTCGACAACCTGTACGCCCTCTACCTACAGAACAAGCGCAACGCCGAGAAGCGCGGCATCGCTTACCGGCTGACGTTCAAGGACTGGCTGGACACATGGGGCGAGCGCATCCTCGACGAGCACCGCGGCACGGGCGACGAACGCCTCCGCCTGGAGCGCATCGACAAGGCCGGCGTCTTCGAAGTGGGCAACGTGCACGTCGTGCGCCGGCTGATGCCCGGGGAGATGCGCAGGGTGATGCAGGCGCTTGAGCGAGAGCTTGAGTCACAACCGTGATGCAAGGGGCGTCGCACACGATAACGGGTACTGTATATGGGCCGCAAATCAGCGCTGACAGATAAGCAGTGGCAGCAGATTGGTGAGCGGCTACTGAAGGGCGAGGCCGGCCGAGTCCTAGCTCGCGAATTCGGTGTCTCGGAAGCGGCGATTCGCAAGCGCTTTGGTGCGCAAACGAAACAAATAAAAGACGTTGCAAATCAATTGGTTGCAGCGGAAACGGCGTTTTCGGCGCTCCCGATAAGTGCGCAAATAAGTGCGCGCACTTTGGCTGACGAACTGAAAGAGATATCGACGCACCTCGCCGGCGCCGCGAGGTTCGGCGCAGCTACCGCGCACCGGCTGTCCGGCATCGCAAATGCCCAGGTGGCAAGGATCGATGATGCCGACCCGCTCAGGGCTGAATCAATGGAATCGCTCAAGGGCATCTCCGCATTGACGCGCCTTGCAAACGAGTCGAGCACGATTGCGATCAACCTGCTGAGCGCCAACAAGGAAATGGTCAAGGCTGCGATGCAGGACGATGACGTGCAGCCCGTGACGATCGTGGTCCAGGTGGAAGATGCAAGTCGCCCCGAAGCTGAATAGGCCGCAGGCGCGCTTCCTCGCTCTCGATCGTAAGTTCCGCGCATTCGTTGCAGGATTCGGCAGCGGCAAGACGTGGGTCGGTAGCTCCGCGCTGTGCCAGCACGCTTGGGAATGGCCCAAGGTCAACGCCGGCTACTTCGCGCCGACCTACGCCCAGATTCGCGACATCTTCTATCCGACGATGGAGGAAGTGGCCTACGAGTGGGGGCTGACGACCAAGATCCATGAGTCGAACAAGGAAGTGCACCTGTTTTCCGGCGCGCGCTACCGCACGACGGTGCTGTGCCGTTCGATGGAGAAGCCGGGCGACATCGTCGGCTTCAAGATCGGCAAGGCACTGATCGACGAGCTGGACGTGATGAAGGCGGTCAAGGCGGCAATCGCATGGCGCAAGATCATCGCCCGCATGCGCTACAACGTCGACGGCCTGCGCAATCAGATCGACGTCACGACCACGCCCGAGGGCTTCAAGTTCGTCTATCAGCAGTTCGTCAAGGCCCTGCGCGAGCGACCGGAGCTGACCAAGCTCTATGGTCTGGTCCAGGCGAGCACGTACGACAACGCCAAGAACCTACCTGACGACTATATCGATTCGCTGCGACAGAGTTACCCGCCGCAGCTGATCGAGGCCTATATCCGCGGCCAGTTCTGCAACCTGGCAAGCGGCAGCGTCTATCCGAACTTCGACCGCGCGTTGAATCACACGCCTGAACGCATACGCGAAGGCGAGGCGCTGCACGTCGGCATGGACTTCAACGTGCTGAACATGACGGCGGCGATCAACGTCGTGCGCGACGACCTGCCGCTGACGCTCGATGAACTGACGAAGGTGCGCGATACGCCCACGATGGCGCGCATGCTCAAAGATCGCTTCAAGGACAAGGGCCACGCGGTGGTGATTTATCCGGACGCCAGCGGGCAAAACACGAGCAGCAAGAACGCGAGCGAATCCGACCTGTCGATCCTGCGCCAGGCTGGATTCACGGTCGTCGTGAACTCGACAAACCCGGCTGTGCGCGACCGCGTCAACGCGGTGAATGCCTTGATCCTGAACGACACCGGGGAACGGCGCTGGAAGGTGAACACGGATGCCTGCCCGGTGCTGACGGAGGCGTTCGAACAGCAGGCGTACGACAACAACGGCGAGCCAGATAAATCGACCGGGCACGATCACCCGCCCGATGCCGTTGGATATTTTCTGGTGAAGCGCTGGCCGATCATGACACGCCCAGCAATGAGCATGAACCTGCGAAGTGCAACGAACTGACCGAATCCATGGCCGATAACGACATCACTTACAACCGCATCCCGGCGGAAGTGCTCGAGCGGTGGAAGGTCGTGCGCGACGTTTGCTCTGGCGACCAGGCGCTGCGCAAGGGCGACTACCTGCCGTACCTGAACAAGAGCGACACCTCGGAGGAGAATGTCGAGCGAAACCGGGCGTACCGCGAGCGTGCCGTTCTGTATGCAGCGACAGGTTTCACCCTGGCGGGCTTGATCGGTCTGGCATTCCGGCATCAGCCAAAGCACAACCTGCCCGACAAGCTGAAATATCTGCTCACCGATGCAGATGGCGCAGGGATCAGCATCTACCAGCAGGCACAGGCCACGCTTGCGAACGTGCTCGGCCCGGGGCGACATGGTCTGTACACGGACTACAGCAGCAATCTCAAGCGCCCTGTCATCAAGCCGTATCTAGCCGAAGACATCATCAACTGGCGTCCGACAGTGGTGGGCGGTAAGACCGTCCTGTCGCTCGTTGTGCTGCGTGAGGATGCGCAAGAAGTCGACGAATACGCGACCCGCACGGTTCCGCAGTGGCGCGAGTTGTTCCTGAACGCGCAGGGGTATGCGACGTGCCGCTTATGGCGCCTGGATGATGCGGACAAGCCGCAGATCGTCCAAGTCGAGGACGCCGACGGGAATTTGGTCGACGAACTCGTGCTGCGATCTTCCGGTGCGCCGTTCGATTACATTCCGTTCGAGTTCACCAACAGCCAGAACAACGACTCGGCGATCGACGACAGCCCGCTCTACGGGCTTGCCAAGGTCAATCTTGCCCACTTCCGCAACTCGGCCGATTACGAAGATGCGGCCTTCATGCACGGCCAGTCCCAGTTCTGGATATCCGGCCTGACGGAAGAGTGGCGCGATCACCTAGAAAAGCAAGGTATGTACATCGGCGCGCGTAAGCCGATGCTACTCCCGGTCGAAGGCGCATGCGGATTCGCGCAAGCCCAGCCGAACATGGTTGCCAAGGAGGCGATGGAGCACAAAGAGGAGCAGATGGTAGCTCTCGGCGCTCGCTTGATCGACAAAAAGTCGGCTGTGAAGACCGCAACGCAGTCCGAGGGCGAGCGCGAGGCTTCGACTTCCATCCTCGCCCTGTGCGTGTCGAACGTGAGCGAGGCTTATCAGCGCTCGATTCGTTCCTGCGCCCGCTACCTCGATATGACGCTTCCCGAAGGCGAAGACCTGTTCGAGATCAATCAGGACTTCACGACTGTCTCCAACGACCCGCTGACGATTTCTGCGCTGGTCGGCGCATGGCAGCAAGGGCTAATGGCGAAAGAGGACGTGCGCAGCTACTTCCGGCGCCAGGGAACGATCGATCCCGAGCGCACCGACGAACAAATCGACGCGGACCTCAAGAAATCGCCGCCGCCCGCACCGACTCCAGCCGCGACGACGGCGAAGAAGGACTCGGCCGCGGCCCAATGATTTTCCACCCTCGATAGCCGGGGGTTCCATCGGCACAAGGTGCCAGTCAATAACCATCCCAAGGGGATAACACATGTTCATTCGTAAGCACTTTCTCCGTAACGAAGCCGGCGACGATGGCGGTTCTGGCGGCAGCGGCGGCAGCGTCACGATCACGCCCGAGCTGCAAGCAATCATCGACGCCCGGGTCGGCGATGCTGTTTCCGGGCTCAAGGCCAAGAACAGCGAATTGCTCGGCAAATTCAAAGCCGCCAGCGACGACCTGAAGCGCTACGACGGCATCGATCCGGACGCCGTGCGCACCATCCTGGCGAAATTCGCCGACGACGAGGAAGCGGGCCTGATCAAGTCGGGCAAGATCGACGAGGTGCTCAACAAGCGCACCGAGCGGATGCAGGCGGAGAACGCGAAGGCACTGAAAGCCGAGCAGGAAAAGTACGAGCGCGCCGAATCGAAGGCTTCGAAGTTGGCCGCCCGCACCCTGTCGGCTGCCATCAAGGACGCCGGCCTGAAATCCGGCGCGTATCCGGAAGCGCTCGACGACATCGTCTTGCGTGGCCAGAACCTGTGGCGCCTGAACGACGACGGCGAGCCGGTCGCGATGAACGGCGACGAGATCGTGCTCGGCAAGGACGGCAAAACGCCGCTCACGCCGATGGAATGGGCTGAATCCTTGCGGGAAACCGCACCGCACCTGTGGCCCAAGGCCCAGGGCAGCAACGCACCTGGCAGCAACGGCGACAAAGGCGCACCGAAGAAGGGCAAAGCCCCGGAGCGCAAGGACTACGCCGATGACATCGCCTATACGAAGGCGGCGGCGCGCTATCACGCGCAGTCGGACTAACCAACAACGCCCCGCATGGGGCAACACTGAAAGGTCAGCATCATGGCTATCGGTAAGGCAAGCGATTTCAAGATTTATAACGAGCAGTTCTTCGGTGGGCTGGTCGAAACTCTGACGCAGGACACCTCGGCACTGAACAGCGTCGGCATCCGTGTCAGCGGCCGCGCCATCAAGGGCGACTTCGAACTGCAGAGCTTCATCAAGAAGATCAGCGGCACCGTCAGCCGCCGCGACACGACCGTCGTGACCGCAGCGACGGACCTGGCCGTGCCGATGGACGAGAACATCAGCGTCAAGCTGAACCGCAAGATCGGCCCGATCGCGCAGACGCTCGACGCATGGAAAAAGGCCGCGCTGCCGTTCCAGACCGACTTCGACGTCGACGGCGCGCAAGGCTTCTCGCGCTACCTGGGCTCGATGATCGCCAAGGACATCGAGGGCGAGATGCTGAATACCGCGCTGCTCGCGGCTCGGACCTTCCTGGAAGGTGCTGCATCGGGTGCGAACCTGTACACGATTGCCTCGAACGGCACGATGACCACGGCGGCGCTGATCAACCTGCTGGCGACGATGGGCGACGCATCGAGCAAGGTCAAGGCATGGGTCATGCACTCGAAGGTCTATTTCGACCTGATCCAGTACCAGGTCGCAGCCGCGAACAACGGCTCGGACGCCGCCTACGGCGTGATCCAGGCCGCGATGCCGCTGACCCTGAACCGTCCGGTGTACGTGACCGACTCGCCGTCGCTGGTCGTCGCCGGCACGCCGAACCTGTATCGCACGCTGGGTCTGGTCGAGGCAGGTATCGACATGATCAACAGCGAAGAGCAGACCGTCGTGCTGGACACCGTCACCGGCCTGGAAAACCTCGTGTCGCGCATGCAGGGTGAGTTCGCCTACAACCTGGCGATCAAGGGCGCCAAGTGGGACACCACCAACGGCGGCGCGAACCCGAACTCGACGGCCCTGGGCACGTTCTCCAACTGGGACCAGAGCGCGACGTCCAACAAGGACTTCGCCGGCTGCGTCTGCATCTCGGGCTAATCGCCCGTCACCGCGCTGGCCCGCGGCGACCCTGCGGGCCAGCTTCAAAGGAAAACCATGCGATACAACATTGGCATCTATGCATCGAACGACTGGGCGCAGGCCCGTGCTTACGCCGACCATCTGCGCGCGCAAGAGCCGTGCGTCGTCCGCATCCGCGACGGCAGCCTGTTCACGGATGACCAGCGCGAGGATTTCGACGTCGTGTTCGTCAAAGGCGATTTCCCGGCTGTGATGGAAGCCTATCCGGACGCGCACCAAGTCGACGAGTTCCCCATCCCCGAACCGGAAGCCGCTGCGTCCAGCGACGCAGCTGACACGGAAACGAAGCACGACGCTGAATAAGGCACCGCCATGCTCACCGACGCACAAAAGGTCGACGTTCGCCGTTGGATGGGATATCCGACGCTGAACGCGGGCTATCCGGACACCATTTACACGGTGGCGTGGAATCGCTCGTACTTTCCCGTGTCGATCACGGAGAAGCTGGCGAACCTGACCGACAGCGAGGAATCTGTGCTGGTGAGCGTCTACCTGACGCCTCTCGCAACCCTGGAAGCTGCCATCCTGAGCGTCG